CGGTAGACACCCCACTATAGTGGTGTGTCTCCCGTGTCTCTCACTAAAACAGGGTGTAAGACAGCTTAAGACAGTCTTTCATTGTCTCTGTGCTGTCTTTGCTGTCTCTGAGATTGTAGCTAAATTCCTATTCATAATGAGTCGAATTCCTTGAAATTTTGACTCATCTTCAACCACATAACCGCCATTTTTTGGCTTAATGTGGCCGTCTAAATATGCTGGGTAGCGGTCTGTTTTGGTGATGTATTGGCGGCAGGTTATCTCTTTCAAGTGCCTGTTTTCCTCAACCTCGCACTGCATCCAGTTGTCGGAAGTAACATAAAGCATCTTGTCGGAATCAATGTATCCATACTTGATTAGGGCCGCTTCAAAGCTCTTACGGGCCTTAGCGACCTTCTCTGGCTCTACATTGGTTAACTCATGTTCTTTGTCAGCGTCCTGCACTACGACGCATGACGTGGCTGGCTTTCCCCATTTGGTAATACCAATTTCAACCACGTGTAATTTAAAACAAATATTATCTCCCTTACCTCCTAATACTCGCTGCTTTGTAATATTTGCGATACGTGTATTATTTTCGTCTTTTAATTCAATCTCAGTATCAATATGCGCCTGAATACCTGACCAACCACGAGCGCCCTTTGCTGCATCTTTTCCATTATGGTGAATAATACAAACGTGAGCGCCAGACTTTCTAGCTAGATAATCAAACTTATCCATAATCGGGCCCATATCGTCACCGCTATTTTCATTAGCACCTGAACTAATACGGGCCAAAGTATCTCCAACAATTAACCGAGCTTTTTGTCCAAGTACGGCCTCAACCTCTTCAACCATCGTTACGATGTCTTTTGTATCTTTGTTGTCATTGTGGAAATTAACAGGCGTTTGAACAATGGCAAAATTAGGCACTTGGCAATTGTGGTATTTTTTATAAGTCTGTATCCGAGTCTTAATTGACTCAGGTGCTTCAGTGGCAAGATAAATAACTAAGCCTGGTTCAGTCTTTCTACCCATCCACTCGACGCCACGAGCGATAGACGCAGCCATATCCAAAACAAAGAACGTTTTACCTGAGTTTGAATTCCCGTAGACAACCGAAGTACCGCCAACGGTTAAAAGCCCCTCGATAAGTTCATCAGGCGGCGTAAAGTCATCTCCAAGTGAATCAGCAAAGACAACATTAAGACGCTCGGTTGCTGCCGTCATACTTTCCACCGGCTCCAACAACCCAGCCAAATCCCCTCCAGCCTGAGCAAAGTCGTTAGCGTCACCTTTATCTGGCATAACAACGGTAGCACCAACCAACGAAGCCGCCTTATCAGCCTCACGCTTGCCAACGCCTGAATCATCGTTATCAGCCACGATCACAAGCTCACGTAATGGACCAACACGCTCACGCAAAGCCTGTGCCGTGGCTGACATATTCCCGGCAGAATAGCTCACGACAACAGCGCGGTCAGTGGCTTCAAAGATCGATGCAGCCGTGGCAATACCTTCGCATACATAAATGCTACCGTCACCAACCATGTAATCCGGCCCGATAGACCACGAAGCGCCGCCCGTCTTTGATCCCTTCATGAATAGCTTGGTGCCATCGTCACTTATATATTGCAGTCCGCTTATCTCACCATCAATCAACATCGGAGCCATCAGACGCCCGTCCGGTGCAATGCGCCAGCCTGGGTTACTAATCCCCTTGCGCTTGATGTACGGGTGGTCATCACTGGCCAACTGTGAAGATTCCCACAACTTAGACGCTTGAAACGCCGCGTATTCACGCGACTCGGCCAGTTCTTTATCCCGCTTGGACTTAACCTCGGCCATGCGCTTATGGTGCATGGCTGATTCTTGAAACGTCAACTCACGGCCAATGTCGGCTCGAAAGTGGCACTCTTGTCCAGTCTTCCAGTCTCCAAATGCCCCCGCAGCTATGTCACCATCGTGGACGACGTACCACCCTGACGCATCCTTTTTCTTGCCACTTGTAGAAAACCTGCGAAGCGTGCCATCCAGCACTAGGTCATCAGGTGGTGATATCCCAGCATCGGACATTGCCACCCTAAGCTGATGCTCTGGCGACAGCGGTGCAAGCTCGACAGGTGGCCTAAAGCCATTTGGGAATATGTTTTTTAAGCTGCTCATTGCATTGTGTGCATGGTTGTTAATTGGTGGGCTTGCATGGAGAATGCTTCTGTCAATGTTTCAATGGTGCTAATGGCTTTGTCTGGCCCAAAATCAGCCGCCATTGAGCCAAAGCAAGCACACATTAAACCTGCGTAAAGCTGAACCAGTTCTTGCTCGCTCATGCGCTCTGACGCCCGCTGAATGATTGGCGTACAAATGTTGATAAAAACCTCTTGGCCAATTTGAATCGGCGTGCCTTCGATTGTCTTGGTAGTCATTCTTGTCCTTTGTTGTAGTCTTCGATGTGTTTAATCAGCTCTTTGCATTGCTCAATTGCGAACATAGCGATATGCGTTTCACTCTTTTTAAGCCCCATCACTGAAGAGGCCCATTTATACGCTTGATGTCTAAATCCAATTCCAAGAGGTAGCCACAACGGATCAAACGCAGCGTGCGCCAGTTTGCGCCATGCGCGAAGCTCTTTATTGGCAAGCGTACCTAGTGATCCGCCTGTTTTATGGCATCCAACATAGGCGTCACATGGCTCACAATGGTAAAACTTTAGGCGCTTTAAGTCTTGTCGGTGCGGATAGATCACATCACCCGTCACATGATCGGCTTTGCAGCCGCAGTATTGGCAAATCATTTGAGTCCTTTAAGTTGTTGAAAGTTTTCGCGTGAACGCTAATTCTATGCCGTAAACTTAGCGAAAAAAAAGTTTAAAAAAGTGAATTAAGCCGCTTTGTTGTGGCACAATAGAGGCATCAACAACGAAACGGATGAATAAAATGAACCAAGCACAAAACAAAATTGAAGCACTCGTAAAAAGCACTGGTGCTTTCGATTGCATGGCTACCGCATACGATGTAATCGCAAAGTTCAATCGACGTGATGAAGCTGAAAACTGCGCCAAAATGATGATGGATTCACGCGCTTTTAACCGTGTATCTTGCGAAGCCGACTTGTTTAATAAATGCAAATTTATCGTTTCAGCCGGATTTTAATCAACCCGCCCGCATCAACAGCGGGCTAGAAAGTAAAAATGAAACCAGAACACAACTGCCAAACCATCCTAGTCAAAGGCATTGGATGGCCCGGAACACCTAAGATTGAAGTGGTTGTAAAACCAGTCAAGGCAAGAGTCAGGAAGCCAGTGACGAAGAAAGAACCAGCGCCACACAAGGAGCGTGAGTTTGAGAAGCTTGCTTTCTACATGCTTGGTAAACGCAACATGACATCGAACCAGATAGCTTACGATTATGGTAAGAGACCTAAAAGCATCCAGCTAGACCTTCGCAAAGCGTTTTACGCTGGCGTAGTTTTACGTGAGCAAGTTAAAAACGTTGAAAGCCCTTATTTTCTCTACAGTGGAGTGCTATGAATAATATTGTTTTAGCTATGATTGATCTGTTTTATGCAGTCGTTGGAGCGTCTTTGATTGTTGGTGCCGTGGCTTATTTTGCGGGAGGATGGTGATGAGCAACGAACGGGAATACTTTGAAGCTTGGGCAATGCACCCACTGCGACATGGAAATTATCAGCTAAAACGCGATGCGGAGTTTGGCTTGTATGAGTCAAAGACAGAATGGGCATTTGAAATTTGGCAAGCATCACGCAAGGTGGCGCTTGAAGAGGCTGCAAATATTTGCACTGGAATTGCAATATCCCCGTCTAACGTGGTTCTGGGTGTTGCCGTTGAATGTGCAACAAAAATAAGGAGTTTGAAATGACTGAAACTAAAAACGAGGCGCTGGAACTGGCGCAAGAGCTTGAAAACAGTTATGCAGTAAGTGATGAAAGAGATCAGGTAGCTGCAATGCTGCGCTCTCAGGCTGCTGCGATTGAGAAGCTAAAGGCGCGAGTAGAAAGTGCATTGTGTTGTTCTGAAAACGCAAACAAGGTATCCGCTGAATATTTGCGTGAACGCGACCAGCTCAAAGCCAAGAATCAGAAGCTGGTTGAAGCATTGAAAAGTGTTGTAAATGTTGGGGGCTTGGCTGCTGTCAGCGTCGCAGAACAAGCACTCAAGGAGAACACATGAAAGAACTAATTAAGGAACTGCGCAGCTTATCCCTGTCACTTTTCACACCAGACGCATTTGCGGTTAATAAAGCCGCTGACGAACTGGAGCAACTGACGAGTGGTGATGTTGATCTACCAGAGCCTGCTATGGATGCCCCAGTCCACGCCCCACCAGCAAGCGGTGAGCGTGCGGCACTGATTGCAGACTTGAGACTCAACCACGAGTTTTGCCCCAAGGAGGTGATCCTGAGTGCCGCCGACATGCTGGCTGCTGATGCGCTGGAGATTGCAGACTGCAAGCGGATTAATCACATGGAGCGCGACAGAGCGCATCGGCTTATCACTGAGATTGAAGCACTCAAGGCGCAGCAAGTGGCAGTGCCACAGACAATGATGGTGAGTACAGCCCCGAGCTACGAGTTTGCAAATGGCTGGAACGCATGTATAGCTAATATGCTTGCCGCACCACAGCCACAACAAGGCGACTCTAAATGAGAAAAACTTACACCCCCAATGATATTCGCGCACTGGCGAAGCAATCTGGCCCGCAGTGGGAAAGCGAAGTCAGAGCCGCGCTAGTGTTTGCTGCGGATTTACTCGATGCGGCGGACGCTGCGGTTAAAAGCACGCAGCCAAACAATGAGGTTTACGGATGGATTATCGACGGATCAAGTTACCTGCTTCGTGGTGAGTTTGCAGAGATAGATGCCAAGTCAGAAGCAAAACGATGCGGCGGAACTTGCAAGGCTTATCCTGTTTATATCAAGCCACAGCAAGTCTCTGAGTTGACTGACGCAGCTCAAGACCTAGTTGACGTACTTGACGCATATCACGATCAACTCGTTCCGATAAACAGAAAATCCGTAACGTGCAACAATTTACGAGCAGTACTGGCAGTACAGAAAGCAAAACGATGAAAGAAAAAAACCCAGCCACACCAGCTAACATCGCACTAATCGATGAGATCATGGCCAATGGCGGAAAGTACGCTGACGCCGTGAAAGTAACTGGATTAGATAGATGGGTTGTTTACCGGGCTCATAACCGGCAAGCAAGCTATGCACACATACCCAAAGACCATGACGGCGAGCGACTACCAGGCGGCACCTACGGTACCAGGCGCACGGTGCCTTTGGAGTTGGTGCCTATGGTTGACAAGCTAATAAATGAAGGCCACACATGGCGCGCAATAGCTGAGATTTTCAATTGTGAACGCCAGACAATCGGACGTGCGCACAAACGAAAAGGAACTTATAAAAATGTACCAAAATAAATAAAAACAACCTACTTTTTGCGCTACACTATCAACACACCAAAGCCGGAATAAGCCGAAATCGGTTATCAACAAAAAGGACTGTCATCATGGCTTTTAATCTTGGTTCAATCCAAAAGGGCAAGAACCTTCGCCCGCCTCGAATCTTTCTTTACAGCACGCACGGCATCGGTAAAAGCACCTTTGCAAGCCAAGCCCCTAACCCGATTTTCATTTGCGCTGAAGACGGTCTGGACGCCTTGGACGTTGCTCACTTTCCAATCGCAACATCAAGCAACGATGTCATGGAAATGTTGCAAACGCTTTACGTCGAAGAACACGATTATGAGACAGTCGTGCTAGATACTGCCGATTGGCTTGAAAACGTTTTGATTCAAGAGATCGAAGCAACACACGATGCTAAAGAACTAGCCTATGGCCGGAGTTCGATGTTTTTGGCTGACAAATGGCGCGAGATTCTAGACGGATTTAACGCCCTGCGTAATGACAAAAACATGACTGTCATTCTGATTGGTCACTCTGAAATCAAACGCTTTGACAGCCCAGAGGTAGACAGCTACGACCGTTACCAGCCAAAGCTTCAAACTCGCTCTAGTGCATTGGTTCAAGAATGGGCCGACTGCGTACTGTTTGCCAACTATAAAACAGTGGTAAAGAAAGAAGACTTAGGATTCAACAAAGAACGCGGACGGGCTATCAGCAATGGTGAACGCTTGATTTTCACTCAGGAAAAGCCTGCTTATCTTGCCAAGAACCGATACAGCTTGCCGGATAGTTGCAAGCTTGAATGGGCATCGTTTAGTGATGCAATGGCTAAGGCGGTGGCTGAATGACAAAACCCCAACTAATCGAGCTAATTAAGCTACTAAGCGCACTTGAGTCATGGAGTTTTGCAACCAAGCATTTCATGCCTGATTACTTGATTGAAAAGCTTGATTCACAAATTGAACTTGTAACCAATGAGGTGTTGAAATGAATGAAATTGAAACAGGCGGTCCGGCGTTTCCAGTAACCATTAATGGGCCATGCGAGTGCTTTGGACTTGAGGCAAATGAAGGTCAGGCATTGCAGTTTCATGGCGCTACTTTGCGTGATTACTTTGCGGCGAAGGCTATGGCTGCAATAATTTCAGCAGATACACAATGGACACTTAACAAAAGTGCAGCATCAAAAATGTCATTTGATTACGCTGACTCCATGCTAGAGGCTCGTAAATGAAATCAAAACAAGTTAAAAAATGGGAGGTTGTTAATGCAACTGGAGGATGCACTTTTGTAGAAAAAGGAAACACAAGATTTGTATTCCATTTTGACGAAGGATCGTCTAACCAATTAGCTGAATACTTAAACAAAAAAGATACACAAATTGAAAAACTAAAGGCCCGCAAATGAGCAAAATTGAAACAAAACAGATTAGAACTCACGTAATTAGTTTATCTGATAATGAGGCTGAATTTTTGAGAGACTTTTTGCAAAACTGGCCGTACTCAGAAGATGAGCCAAAAGATATTGAAAAAATGCGCTGTGAATTGTTTAATATTTTGAGTGGTGCAACACAATGAATACAAAACAAGACCTATGTGATGACTGGATTAACGCAAAAAACGACGAACACCGAGCCCAAGAACGCCGCCGTGAAATCGAAGATAAACTAGCAACCCTACTAAAAATCGACGCTGCGAAAGACGGTACAAAAACAGAATCAATCAATGATTTTGAGTGTAAAGTCACTACCCGTCTAAGCCGCAAGATCGATGCTGACATGGCGCAGGAAATCGCGGCAGAATACGGATTACAAGACCAACTAGGAATTGTGTTTCGATGGAAACCAGACCTGAACTTGACGGCATGGAAACAAGCAAGCGAAGAAACAAGAGCGCAACTTATCAAAGCAATTACCACCACGGCTTCACGGCCATCATTCTCAATCACATTGAAAACTAAGGACTAACATATGGCACGCCTCGACGAAACATTTAACACAAACGACCTCCCAGAAGACACGGGTGGTGGTGACTTTACGCCACTGCCAGCCGGTGACTACAGCGTCACCATCGAAGATGCTGAAATCAAGCAAACGAAATCAGGCACCGGTCAGTACATCAATCTGAAATTGCACGTAGAAGGCCCTACGCACGCCGGGCGCTTGCTTTTTGGCGTCTTGAATATCAAAAACGATAGCTCACAAGCCGAACAGATTGGCCGTGGTCAGCTTGGTTCAATATTGCGTGCTTTGAAGATCGAATCACTGGAGGATACCGATCAACTTATCGGCGGCCCATTGGTTGTTAAAGTAGTTGTAAAGCCAGCGTCAGGCCAGTACAAAGAAGGAAGCGAAATCAAGGCGTACAAAGCAGCCGGTGACGCTCCAACACCAGCCGCACGACCAACCCCCGCTAAACCAGCGCCAGCCGCTGCACCCTCTAAAACATCACCACCTTGGGCAAAACGCTAGTAATTGAGCTACAATTAAACCCCGGTAACTCGGGGTTTTTTCAACAACAATGGCAAGACCAACATCAGTGAAGCCAATGCTTGAATTGGCTTTAATAGAGACGCTTGATAAGCTAAAAAAGCAAGGTAGGACTTATCATGAAATAGCAAATGCACTTGGCATCAGCTATTCAACAACGTATAGAGCAATCAACCGGACTGATACTTACAAATTTATGTGCAAGTAACTTATAAATCAACGACTTAGGACAAATATGATAAACAGTGACTTGTTTGAAGAAGAGAAAGAATCAGCAATTGTTGATTCGTGCAAAGATATTTTTTCCTCAATATCTCAACTTACATTAGAGAAAAAAGTAGATGTAATTAATTCGTTGCGTGAAATGCTTCACGAGTTAAGCCCATTCAAAACAGAGCCTGTAGACTTTGTTAAGTGGGTAAAAAACACTCAAGTTCACGCAAATGACTATAACCCTAACAGCGTTGCACCTCCTAAAATGGTGTTGCTGCGTCTATCAATTAGTGCTGATGGGTACACGCAGCCAATCGTGTCTACGCCCGACGAGAACGGACTTAATGAGGTTGTAGATGGATTTCACCGTCACCGCGTTGGCAAGGAATGCAAAGACATTCAAAGCCGAGTTCATGGCTATCTGCCATTGGTGAAAATTAGATTAAGCCAAATGGACAAGTCAGATCGTATGGCGTCAACCATTCGACACAACCGTGCACGTGGCAAGCATAAGGTAGAAGCTATGTCTGATATGGTTATAGAGTTGAAAAAACGCAACTGGTCGGATGAAAAGATTTCAAAAAATCTTGGCATGGACGCCGATGAGGTATTGCGATTGTGCCAACTCAGCGGACTAGCTGAATTATTCAAAGATGAAGAGTTTTCAATGTCGTGGGATATTGATGATTTTGCTGATGAACTTGTAACCGTTGAAGAGGTTGCACAATGAAACGCGTTTACCACACATGGGATAAGTGGGAGTGCTACCCGGCTGGTTTTTATGAAAACAAGCCAAAGGATAAGGCACTAACTGACGACCAGTGTAGACAAAAATACTGTGACTTTCTGAAAGATACGCCAATGTTTGAAGCGGCATTGCAGTCTGTATTGTTGAGCTGGAAAAATTCATGCGAACACTACTTAAGCAATGAGAAAATGAATCGCATTGCATGGCTTGGTCAAGCAAGTATGTGCTACGCGAACGGAATTCCAGCTTATTTTTGTGGAGGGTTCAATCTACTTAGCGATGAAGAGAAAACAAAAGCAAATGAATCTGCTTTGAAGTTTCTAAACAAGTGGCTTGATAAGCGCGGAGAGCCAACATTGTCGCTTGAAGATGCTAAGTCAAAAACAGAGGCTAATTTGTATTGATATGACAAAGTTAAAAAAATACCGTGAAGTCAATGTTTACGATTCATCAAAAGAGCGCATTAGTTATGCGTTTGATTCGTTTGAGAAAATTTATGTGAGCTTCTCAGGAGGAAAGGATTCAAGCGTTATGCTCCATCTTGTAATGGATGAGGCAATTCGTAGAAATAGGAAAGTTGGCGTATTGATCATTGACCTTGAGGCTCAATACAAAAACACAATTTCACATATACACGAAATGATTTCAATGTATGGAAAGTACATTGATTTGCACTGGGTATGCCTACCATTGCTTTTGCGGAATGCCGTTACAAACTACGAGCCACGCTGGATGTGCTGGGAGCCCGAGAAAAAGGAAATTTGGGTTCGTGACATTCCAAAGGAAGCAATAAGTGATGTAAGTCACTATCCGTTTTTTCAACAAGGAATGGAGTTTGAAGAGTTTATTGTTCTTTGGGGCCTATGGTACGCAGAAGGAAAAACAACCGGTGGATTTATCGGAATCAGGGCTGATGAAAGCTTAAACCGTTTTAGGACTATTGCTGTTTTCGACAAAACAATGCACGGCGGTAAAAGATACACAACTCACATTGATGAGCATCTATTCAATGTTTACCCAATCTACGACTGGAGAACAGAGGATATTTGGCGGTTTCACGCGAAGCATCCTGATATGCCGCACAATGGAATTTACGACTTGATGCAGAAGGCTGGAGTACCAATTAGCCAACAACGCCTATGCCAGCCATACGGTGACGATCAAAGGCGAGGATTATGGCTTTACCATATTCTTGAGCCTGAGACTTGGTTTAAGCTTATAGCCCGCGTGAATGGCGCAAACTCTGGAGCTTTATACGTCCAAGAAACCGGCAATATCATGGGCTACAACAAGATTAACAAGCCGCCAGGACATACATGGAAAAGCTTTACAAACTTACTTTTGCAGTCACTTCCTAAAAAGACGCGAGAGCATTACATCAAAAGATTTAGAGTGTTTCTAAAAGGATGGTATGGACGAGGATACGAGTCAGGAATACCAGACGAAGCGCCAAAGGTTCTAGAGGATAAGCAGTGGGCACCATCATGGCGCAGGCTTTGCAAGGTTCTTTTGAGGAACGACTGGTGGTGCAAAGGGCTTGGAATGACTCAACCAAAAAGTGAAGCATATGGTAAATACTTGCAACTGAAAAAACAAAAAGCGATTGAAAATGAAAACAACATCACAAGCGATTTATGATTTTTATGAGTCAAAAAACTCAAGTGAAAAACCACGTCCATACATTGGGTGGTCAAGCATTGGCGACATTTGCGAACGTAAATTGTGGTTTAGGTTTCGCGCAGCAGTTCGTGACTCAGTAGAAGGTCGCATTGCACGACTTTTCGATACCGGACACCGCGAAGAGGATAGGTTGCTTAATGAACTTCGCGCCATTGGATGCAAGGTTGAAAGCCGAGATCCAAAGACTGGAAAGCAATTCGCTGTTTCAAGCCACGGGGGGCATATGCGCGGCCATGCTGATGCTAGAGTGCAAGGATTGCCAGAATCACCAAAGACTGTTTTTTTGTGTGATGTTAAAACCGTAAACTCCAAAAAGTTTGACGCACTTGTAAAAAGTGGATTACGCAGCCTTTACCCTCAATACTATGCACAGGGTATTGGGTACATGGGGCATATGAAACTTGAAAAAGCAGTCTTTATTTTTGTTGATAAGAATTCCGACAGAATCCATTGCGAGTTTTTTGATTTTGACCAAAAGGAATTTGAGAAGCTTGAGGCAAAAGCTGGACGCATCATTTTTTCAGACAAAGCTCCAACAAAATTAAGCGATGACCCGTCATGGTATGAATGCAAATTCTGCGCTGCGCACGACCTATGCCACGGCTCAAAACTAACCAAAGAAGTGAACTGCCGTACCTGCGCTAACTCTACAGCTATGGAAGATGGCACATGGCATTGCAACCATTGGGACATGACAATCCCTGATCTAGACGCTCAATTGGCAGGGTGTGACAATCACGTCATTCATCCCGATATGACGCCAGGATGGCCTATAGAACGATCTGGAAATGGCGTTATCTGGATGACTAAAGCGGGGCCTATACATAACGCACCCGAAGGTTATCTAAGCCGCGAGATTGTGGCTAACTGGCAGGCTTGCGCGTCTGGCGTGCGAGATAAGTTTGAAGAGTTTGATGCGCGGGTGGTAGGATGAAATTAAGAGACTATCAACTCAACAGCGTAACCGCGCTTTACGACTGGTTTGGAGAAAATGAAACTGGCAACCCATGCTTATGCCTTCCAGGCGGTAGCGGTAAAAGTGTGATTATTGCCGCCATTGTCAAAGACGCTTTGCAAAATTGGCCTGGTACGCGTATTTTGATGCTTGTCCACGTCAAGGAATTACTGGTTCAAAACTCTGAAAAAATGCGTGCCATTTGGAATAATTGCCCAATGGGAATTTATAGCGCGTCCTTGAATAGACGATGCGCAACCGAGCCAATAACCTATGCTGGAATAGGCACGGTTGCAAAGCGTGCAAGCGAATTAGGCCATATCGACATTTGCATAATTGACGAAGCGCACTCAATATCTAATGAGGAATCAGGCAGCTATAGAAGCCTTATAAGCGACCTTTTAGAGATCAATCCGCATATGCGGTGCGTTGGCCTTACCGCGTCCCCGTATCGCATTGGGCAGGGTATGCTGACCGATGGCGAGAATGCACTATTCACCGACATCATCGAACCAGTCACAATTATTGACCTTCTAAACGATGGCTATTTATCGCCATTGCGTAGCAAGCACACCGCCATGATGCTATCGACTGACGGCGTAAAAAAATCAGGTGGCGACTTCATAGCGTCACAGCTTGAAAAGGCCGTAGATACTTATGACAACAACGTCAGGGCCGTTAACGAAACCATTGAACGAAGCGATGGATGTAAAAGTTGGCTAGTTTTTTGCACTGGAATTTCACACGCTGACCACATCACTGACCTACTAAAAGAGCGCGGCATATTGGCCGAAGTGGTGCATGGAAAATTGCTTAGATCAGAGCGTGACGAACGCATTAAAGCATTCAAAGAAGGCCGCATAACCGCGCTTGTTAGCGTTGGAATTCTTACTACTGGGTTTGACCATCCTGGAGTTGACTTGATTGTTTTTCTGCGACCCACGGCTTCGGCAGGGTTGTACCTCCAATCTGCAGTTCGAGGAAGCCGCCCAGTGTATGCCGAAGGTTTTGACCTATCCACCAAAGAAGGGCGCTTTGAAGCAATTGCAGCAGGCCAAAAGCCAGATGGGTGTCGCGTCCTAGACTTCGCCGGAAACGTAGCCACCCACGGGCCAATCACCCAGATCACACCCCCAGGACGCAAACGAAAAGGCGACGGCGTAGCCCCTACGAAAACATGCCAAAAGTGTGACGAAATATGCGCAGCTAACGCCAGACAATGCCAGTGTGGCCACGAGTTCCCAGAGCCTGAAAAGATTGAGAAAGCCGTGTATTTACACGCTGATTGCATCATGGGCCTAGAACCCACTGAAATGCCTGTAACGGAATGGCACTGGAAAAAGCACACTAGCCGAACCAGTGGCCTGGAAATGATGATGGTGAAATATTACAGCGGCTTAAATGGCCCGATAATCTCTGAATACCTCCCGACTCAGCACGAGAACTACGCAGGTGTAAAAGCTAGAAACACTGTTACAACAATTGCAAGCAAGGCAAAATGCGCTAAAAAATTAAGTGTACTTTCTATTGATAACATAGATGAATCAGTAAAACAACTTAACCAAGGAACACCCCCTAACATGATTTCATACCGAAAAGAAGGTAAGTTTTTTCGGGTTATTGATCGGGTTTGGAGTACAGCAGAATGCTAACAAAAAAAGAAAAACTCCAACTAGATACACTGAAAGCGCAGCTAGAAGCTGAGAAAGAAAGATCGGCAAAAGCCTTTGACGCCTATGGTGAAGTTCTTCACGAACTGGTTGACATTAAGATAAAACTAGATCGAATCAAAGCCGTTTTAAGGGGTGATGAATGACTTTGTACATCGGTGTTGACCCAGGCCTTGTCTCAGGAAGTTGGTCCGCTATCGACCACAACGGCGCATTCGTAGCGTGTGGCGACATTGCCAACAATGGCGAACGCATATTGCCGCGAATGCTAAAAATAGAACTACAGGAAGTGATTAGAAACCACGGTAACGACGCTGAGTTTGTCATTGAAAGCGTCTTTGTAAGGCCAGGCCAAGGCATGTCAAGCACTGGAAAATTTATGAGAGCGTGTGGCGCTATTGAAACTGTAGTGGACTTGCTACTGTACCCGTATGAGCTTGTAACGCCGCAAAAATGGAAAAAGCACCACGGCTTAATCGGAACAGAAAAGAAGGCAAGCCTAGCGCTAGCACGCACCAAGTGGCCTACAGCGCCGCTGAAGCTAGTAAAACACCACGGACGGTCAGACGCCTTGCTGATGGCTGAATGGCTATGGAATGAAAATAATTAGTGATTGTGGCGCAAAGTGTTTAAAGTGAGCTACAATTGAGGCTCAACAACACAACCGGATATAAAAATGCAAACAACCTTCCACAAAATTCACGAAGTCACACACAAGCAACATGAAGTTGATTACTGGGCAGGATTTGAAGCCGTCTCCCTTGAAGTCCGTGAAATGGGCTTTGAAGCTGCACGCGACAAGTTCAATATGGATAATCCGCAAGCATCAAATCCAAAGTCACTTGGAGCTTACTATTACGCAAAAGGCGGATGCCATTCTCTTTTGGAAAATCAAAAATGAATAAACATAATTCTGAGTATGAAAGAGGATTTGACGATGGATTTATTTTAAGAAAAGAAAAATCACAGAAGCAAATTCCAATGACAGATATGGATATCTACACAGCACTTGCTTCAATAACTGAAAATCCTGAACCAGCAAGTGAAATTATCAATGATAAGGACTGGCATGAAATAGTTGATATTGTTCGACGCATAGAAACTCATCATGGAATAACAAAATGATCTTAATCAACAACTTCTGCAACGGAGATCCCGTTGAAATCAACACGCATAACGACAAGTGCGGCAAACTTGTAAGCATCATTCAATACGGTAAAGCCATGCGCTTCCAACATTCAATGACACCAGCACAAGCCCGTGAAATGGCAGCGGCTTTGATTATTTCAGCTCACAAACTGGAGAATGAAGAATGAACTACACTTTTGTTTTTGACGGTGGCGAGTTGGATTGTGAACTCGAATACGAACCAGCGGAACGCGGTAGCCGTGAGTTTGGCACTGGTTTGCAAATGGAACCAGACGAACTAGAGTGTGCAATTCTTATTACGGCTATGATTGGCGGCATTGACATTGCAGAATTGCTGTCTGATGACATCATTGGATTGATTGAAGCTAAGGCGTTGAAGCAATGAAAACAATCCGTAAATCAATCGGCATCTGCATATTTTTTATGGCTTTGCCTTTGATATTTATCGCCATGATTATGGCCGAACTGGCGAAAGCGATTGGAGGAAAACCATGACTGATGCTGAAATATCACACGAACTAGCTAGGGCTATTGGATGGAAAAGCTACCAAGTTGCAACATCATCTTCTGATGGCGGTGTTTGGATATGCACCGATGTCGCAACTTTAAAACAACCTGCAAAATGGCGATGGTTTGACTACAGAAACCCTGATGTAATTTGGCGCATTGCTGAGCATTACAGCGTTTTCCCTTCGGGAATCAGCAATTGCGACTATAAAGCTGCTGAGAAACTTGGCAGGGGAATAAATAAAGGATGGGAGTGCCTTATCTGGAATTACAAACTATTGAATGGCACTTCCATTGGATGGCAGAGATATGTCGCTGACACCGCAGCAAAATCCGTGGCACTAGCAGTAATAGGTAACAACAAATGACAAAACAAATTTACGAAGCCGCACTAAAAAAGCGCGTTGAACTTGACCAGTTTTTAAGCGCCAATCGCTGCTTTGACTGCGACAACCTCGACAAGATCAACGGCAACGTCTGCAAGTTTAACGGAGGTGTACCTGATGACTATTTGTACTCAATCAATGAGTGTGAAGACTTTCATTACTTGATTCCGTTTTAATGTGCTACAATGAATTATCAACAATTATTTAGAAAGCAATAAAATGACTACACGTAAATTCTCACGCACAATGGATGAAGCTTTCCCATTCGGGCCGTCCTACGGGTGCGCCATTGAAAAACCGAGCCGGACAGAGAAGAAGCTTGATTACGCAGTCGCGATTAGCTTTGGCATCTTGCTTGCATTTGGAATGGTGGCGTACTTCTCATGAGCAACTACATCGACATTAAAAAGACGGGATTGATTGTTTTAAAAGAAACAAAAGATCAATTTTGGCTTAAAAAACAAATTGAACGAATCAATCCTCACGCCGATGAAATGGGCGGTGATGGCGAGTATGTTGATGCTTTGACTACTTTAATTTTTGAACTAAAAGAAACCAATGATACAAAAAGCACCTAACAAATACCCGACACTTCGCGTTCGAGTAAGCCAGGCGATGTACGAAAAAGCCTACCGCACAGGATGGCCAGAGTCGGTCAAAGAGTTTATCAACAACACAAAGGAAACGAAAAATGACAACCAAAAAGAAACCACAAAAGACGCCAGCACCACAGCTTAACAAGATGTCAGGGCATTACGACGGCGCAGAACTTCGCCCGTTTAATGGCCGAAATAACGCGATGGATGCGTTTGATTGTCCTAGCTTAGTTGGATTGCAACGCGTCAAGCATAAGCCAATGACAGGAATGACAAGCAATGCACGTACACCTTTTTACACGACTTAGCCATGCGTAAAAAATGCAAACGCAAGCATTGGAACTTGCTTAATCCAATCACTCACGCCATTGAAGGTGCTTGCATTGCAAGCGATGAAATCATCAAAGAACTGCGCGAAGCTGAAAAGCTGATGATTGAATCCATCGTCAACAGCACAAGCCAAAGCCTGAATGGATACAAAGGGCTTTGTGAGATGCTTGGAGTAGCTGAAACGATGGCACGAAACAACATCGGACCAGAAGTATTGCCAGCGTGCGCAGTGGCTCAAAAGGCTTTAATCAGCCTTAAAACAAGGTTTGAGAAGTGGCATAAATGGGACATTACACCGACTGAGTTACACGCCTTAACTGAGTTGTCAGAGTGGAACGACTTGCAGCGGTGCAGCATATCCCGTGGCGAGTATGCCAACTTTCTAAAGCAAGCAACAAACAGAATGCGAAGTAGAGCGCCTGAAGTTGTTGAAATATGAAATGCTTCAAATGCGGACGTGCTTTGAAGTCTGGCACAAAGCATTTTTACCTAGATGGAAAGCCAATCGGCCCAACGTGCTACGAATCACTAGGACAAAAGCCACAAAGCAAAGTCACTAGCAAAGTGATTATTAACGATCAACAGGATTTATTTGGAGTGAAAAATGATAAATGAAATTGTGCAATTCGGTTTTAACTTTGGAGCCGCGAAAGTTCAGAGACTAGCTTCAGACGATAAAAAAGGATGGGTTTACATTGGTGTTTTATCGCCTAAACCAAAAGAGTCTATTCACGTTTATGTGACAAAGACTGGGAAAACACGAGTTTACAAAAATGGGATTGAATTGAAATGAAAGTCACACTACGCTGGGCAACGCCCGACATTGATAAAGAGATTGCCTACGAGGCTCGCATTAGCAGCGATAACCGAGACAATCCGAGCATTGCAGGGCTTCTTAACTACTGTATGCGAGAGGGCCACGTAAGCCCGTTTGACATGGCTAACGTATGCCTTGAGATTGACACGACGAGAGACATTGGACGCCAGATTCTGCGCCATTCGTCAATCAAGTTCCAAGAGTTTAGCCAACGCTACCAAGACGTTAATATTTTGCCTGACGCGCCGTTTCGCGAGTGCCGATTGCAGGATATTAAAAACCGTCAAAACAGCATGGAAATCAAGCCAGACGGTG